CAGTCTCAAATTTAAGGTATCTTCTTTGATAGCAATCTCCCCCATCATTCAGCGTCTTCAACTGTTCCTGTATGTGAACCGCTTTGTAATGTGTGAACTGCCTGTTCTTGAGAAACTGTTCCAAGCCGGTCATCGTAAAGTACGTCACGCCTTCCTCGGTCCACGGCTTGCCCATCTCCATTTCTTCCGGAGACAGAGCCCTAATCCGACTTGTGCAAAACGTCTTCAGCATCTCATGGAACTGCCCCTTGATCGTGAGTTCCGGAGGGACATCTATGGTGACCGAGTTCTTCATCAGGGTGTTGATTGCAACCTGCCAATCCTGTGGCTTAACTTGAGGCGGCATGAAGTTGAGTTGCTCCATGCATGACCGCTGCCAAAGACCTTGGTTCTGCAATTGCTCAACAGTTAACTGTAACCGCTGACCATCTACATCCATGAAGTAATGCCGAGGCTCCGACAACATGACAGTCAAACCCCCTAGTGCCGCCTGATCCGGTGCTGAGTTTCCCACACCAAACTGGCGCGACTTGCAGATCTGTACATCACAGTAATCTTTTAACGGACAGGAACTGCATTGCAGGAAGTACTCTTTCTTCATCAGCGATTTCTGCAACGCAACGATCTCAGTTGCCTCAAGGGCAGGGCTGCATAACGTCCTGTTGTATTCTTCGTGATGCTTCTTCCAATCGTCAGGCCACTTCAGCCGGCAGTACACGCCGACATTAAACATGAACGTGTTCCGGTGTTCAGTAACAGAACCCTGCCCAGTAATGATCTCCAAGCAGTACGGCCCATCGGTGAAGTGTGTTCTCTCTCCACCAAACTGGATGTCATTTAACTCGGGGAGATCTATCCTCGCAGTATCAACCGCTGCAAAGAACTGCGCCATGTCCATAGCTTCGCCCTTGTCATCCAAAGCATAGCGTGTGGTTAAATCCCCCCCAAAGTATGGCATGTTTATAAAGTTACCCACATCCCCGCGCTCCGCCAAGATCGTGTCCTGCTTTGGAAAGATCTCACAACCGGAAAACCCCAGAGCAACAGACATCTCGGTCAGATACTCACGAACCATAGCTGCTTGCTCCCACTGCTTGAGAAACAAATAGAGGTGGGCGCCGCCCGACTTGGAACGACACAACACCAGAGGCAACCCTAGCTTTTGAACCTTGGCATTTAACTCCACCAAGTTGAGATCATAGGTATCAATGTCCAGAGCCCCGAACATGCACAGATTATCTTGGGTAATAGGTATAGATCCCACACCCTGACGGCCCTCAATGTGACCCTGTACTAACTCGTCGGTCAAAGGTCCGCGAACAATCATGCTCTTCGCCTCGGCTTTGCCGTTGCGTCCAACCCTACCTACAGTAGTTGTACCGTGCGCCGCTATCGATCCGCAGAACGCATCCATTAACTTTTCTGCTTGAGACATAATCCCTCCTAAAAAAGATTCACGCTAACGCCGTTAGCGTGATTCTTTATTTATGTTTTAGAAAGGGATTTCATCGTCCTTTAGAGGCGCTGAAGTGGCATCTCCAGATCCACCAGGAACTACCGTTGGTTCCGCCGCTGCTTTGGCTTCACCCGCAATAATAGAATCTCTGAAAGCCTTTGCTTCAAGCAGTAGGTTACGAGTTTGTACCAATCCTACTTTTTCAACGGCCCAGTTATTCCACGTACCTTGATCATTGGTTTCTTCTACCGAGTACAGCTTCCATATCGTAGCAAAGACTGCTGGTGTAACCATCTCACCCGTCTTAGGATGTCTGACCTTATTCATGTTGATCTGTGTCTTCCAACGGCGGCTAACCTTTAGCCCGGAAGACTTCATATCAATGACAGCCGGCTGATAAGAACCATCATCATCCAAGATCAAGCAAAAATGCTGGTCAGACTTAACCAGTTCGTTGCCGTTGGGTAGAATTTCTTTGCTACCCTCACGCCTTGTCTGTGTAATCAAAGGATCCGAGGCTGGTATCTTGCCTTTGAACCCGCCACCCAAATCTCTGGGTACAAACTCCAAGTATTCAGTACACTGGTAACAAGGAATAACATTGATCCCTGTCTCTCCAGCCCAGAACTGGTTAGTCACGTTGTTATAAGCATCGCCTTGCTCGGCGCCAGCAATGAACTCGGCATTGCGCTTGTTAATCTGAGGGCTCATGGCCTGTAACAGACGAACAAACGGGATCTGCATCTCGTCACTACTAAATGACGATCCTTCACCAGCGGTCTCAAAGATATCGTCCATTACGTCTGTGCTTAACTCTGCACTTTTTTTATTAGCTACTGCGGTTCCCATTATACTTTCCTTTTAACTTCTGCTGCGGTTGATACGAACGCCCCGAACATATCGAGGTCGATATGCATCCCATTAGACACCCGCTCTTTAACAAATGCCTTGAGTGTAGACGGGTGAATGTGTGTCTTGGTTCGGGGGTCAAACCCCTTCTCCTGTAAAAGACCAACAACATTTCCAGCAACGTTGTCTTCACCCTTACCAAACGTGATAGTCACATCGTTTTTTATGATGTCATCAAGTCCGTTCTGGCGCAGCCAATCAAACGCTTCTTCTCTCCTAGCAACTGGTATGGATGCGTGTACAAAGTCCTTACGACTTACGGACGCCCCATCAACTTCCAACTTCTCAACGCCCATCTCATCCATAAGATTTGGAATGCGGTCATGCGTGATTGTCTTCCGTGCTTCCTTCAAGATCTTGAGGTGCGTTTCCGCGGCCTCGATGTCTTTGTCTAGAGCCGTTACCTGTCTTACCATACCGGATAAAGTTATTCCGGTTTCTGTATCAACACCGGCCAACGCTTGGCTTGTGTCGAACATGTCATCGAATATGTCTGCCATAAAAGTACATCCTCTTCAGGGTTAAAGTTGACACATGTATTTTTGTGCCGTATTTTGGAGTATATGGGAGGAACGATATGACAGTCAACTATAAATTCAAAACTAAACCATTTGATCATCAACAGACCGCGCTGGACGCTGCTGGATCAAAGGGATCTTTCGGGTTTTTCATGGAGATGGGAACCGGAAAGTCTAAAGTCCTAATTGATAACATGGGTAAACTATTCTTGGAAGGGAAGATCAACTTTGCTTTGGTCATCGCTCCAAAAGGTGTTTATCGGAACTGGGTTGCTAAAGAAATACCCCAACATATGTCTGATGATGTGCCGCTGCGGGTGATTCGTTGGGTGGCGTCACCGAACAAGAAACAGACAGAAGAAATACGATCTATAGCAAAAGGTTTCGCCGGTCTTACTGTGTTTGTCATGAACGTTGAGGCCTTTTCCTCCGCCAAAGGACAGACGGTGGGCAAGTGGATGGCTAAAAATCTAGGCAAGTACGGCATGATTGCCATTGATGAAAGCACCACCATCAAAAACCCCAAGGCTAAGAGAACCAAAGCACTAATGGATATAGCTGACGGGTTCTCATACAAAAGATTACTGACGGGCTCACCAATCACCAAGTCTCCGCTAGATATCTACGCACAGGCGGAGTTCTTACAGCGAGGAATGCTGGGTGATTCGTATTGGGCGTTCCAAGGACGGTATGCAGTAACAAAACAGCAGAAGATGGGCGCCAGATCGTTCACTCAGATTGTAGGATACCGATACCTTGATGAGTTGACCGAAAAGATTGCAACCTTCAGCTATCGGGTACTGAAAAAAGAATGCTTGGACCTTCCTGATAAGACATACACCGTCAGATATGTCACCCTGACCCCCGAACAAACCAAAATGTACAACGACATATCGCGACAAGCGATGCTATTATTGAACAACGGTGAACTGGTCAGCGCACCCGCAGTAATTACACAGCTCTTGCGCCTACAACAAATCCTGTCTGGGCATATTAAGACAGACGAAGGAGAAATAGAATACTTTCCAACCAAAAGAACAGACGCACTCAAAGAAATAATGAACGAGCATCACGGCAAAGCAATCATCTGGTCGCGGTTCCGTCATGACATTAAATCTATTACCTCGATGCTGAACAAAGAGTTCGGCCCTGGATCCGCTGCGGCGTACTTCGGGGACACAAAAGATGATGAGCGTCTGGCTATCGTGCAGAACTTTCAAGACCCCAACCACCCACTGAAATACTTTGTGGGTAACCCAGCTACCGCAGGATATGGCCTGACTTTGACCGAGGCCAACCTTGTGGTATACTATGCCAATGACTTTAACTTGGAGACACGCATCCAAAGTGAAGACAGGGCGCACCGCATCGGTCAGAAAAACCCAGTAACCTACATCGATCTAATATCAGAAGGCACAATAGACGAGCGTATTGTTGAAGCCCTCAGAAACAAGATCAACATAGGTGCATTAGTATTAGGAGAGAAGGCAAGAGAATGGCTAAAACTTACTTAGAAGAAATACAACACCGGCAAGCCATCGAAGACATGGTGGACTACAAAAGAGGTTTGCGTAATCTTAAAACAGGGACCAAGGCACTGTCAGAAAGCACCGGTCTGAGCCCCGAAATTGCTGAAGCATTGTTGAAAACGTTTAGTAGAGACAACGTCACCCAGATCAGAGGCTACTCAAAAGAACCGGAGCATCTGAGAAAGTCTAAGATTGGCAAGTCCAATGAACCCAAAAGATAAAGTGATAGAGTTTCCCAAGCTGTCTGAAATAGACCGGCAGTTTGAGGAACTTGAACGCCAAAGAGAATTTATTATGAAGCAGAAGGAGGAAATAGAATGGAAGAATGGTGGGAAGATTTAACGTTGATGCGGAGATTGTTTAGGTATCTTCCAGAATCTGGAATGATTTACTGCAAGCAACGGTTGCCAGAAGACTTCTACCCTACCGGTGAAGGGCGTTCTTTTATGAGTGCCGAGGGTGCAGCGAGCAAGTACAATCTTGAACGGTTAGGAGAACTAGCATTTAATTGCAGAGTTAAGACCAAACGATCTACATGCTACTATCTAAACGGAACACCTGCATACAAAGGTAAACAAAAGAAATTGTTAGCGCACCGAGTGGCGTTCTTCCTGCACCATGGATACTACCCGCAATGGCCCAACTCAATCGATCATATCAATCGGGATGGGTGCGACAACAGGTTAATTAATCTGCGAGAAGTAACCGCAAGACAACAGTCTGCAAACACAGGCATAAGCAAGGCCAATACTTCTGGGGTCAAAGGCGTCAGCTTTCTAAAAGACAAGGGAAAGTGGAGAGCCTCGATGAATATTGATGGCAAGAAAACAAACCTTGGAACTTTTGCCACGCTCCAAGAAGCAACAGCCGCTCGTAAGGCCGCAGAAAAACCAATTGTAATACTGGTTTAAATCAGTATTGTAATCAGTGCGTCAAGTCAAAGCCTGTCCTTGGCGTACCATTCGATGTCTACTTCACAGCGAACACCTCCGCAGCTAAATGTTGCGGAGGTGTTTTTTTATTGAAACATCGAGGTTGTCTTTTCACGGAACTTTTTTAGAAACTGCCGTAACTCTTCATTCTCTGATGACAACTTCTTGATTAGCTTATCCTTGTCAGAAATTTCAGACAGCAGTCTGATGTGTTCATCTCTACTAATCATCTCTACCTCTCTCCATTTAGCCATTACTTAGACACAAAGAATACTTCTACCTTAGACACCAACTCCCGCTGCCTGTGCAGCGATGATCGTATGTCAGGGAGATGAAGATCCGTTGCCTCAAATATCTCGCGAATAGTCATAGGCTTTTTTGCCTCGTCCAGTACATCAAAGATCTTTACGTCCACATCATCGTCGGCAGAAGTGTCCGCATGGACATCGATATGCTGAACAAAGGGGGCCTCTTCAACATCATCGACCACAACATTAACCACCCTCCAAGGGATGTTGTCTTTCTTGTCCGTGAAGTTGGGTAAGACTTGCGCGTAAACAGCAGTTCCAGGGGAGAGTTCCATCTTCTCTACAATGCGAGAGTTAATAAACACACCCTCACCATTTGCCAACACACCGAACGCGCTACCGGAATACGTTAGCTCCTCCACCAGAACTCGTTTGGTATCTATATTCATATCTTATATCCTTCTTGTCTTAGTCTATTTACATACTGTTTTAATTCTTGTTGAGCCTGATACAATTGGTTCGTCGCATCAGGGGACGCATCTTTCCTATACGCCCTGTCTTGATTGTTATCTACCATGCGCCGTAAATATTTTAACTCTGCGGATTGAGCCGGTGTCACCATCATTTGATTACATCTACACCATGCCTGCGCGCCGTGCGAAGTACGCTCCTGCGCTCCATGTTTAACGCCCTCGCAATCTCATGTATGTCCTTCCCATCTTTGGTCATGTCCATAATTACTTGAGAACTGCGGATGATTGGCCGGCCCTGCTTGGCGGAATACCGACCAGTGCGGCCCTCAACAGCCTCTTGCTTTATGCCATAGTTTGGACCTCGGTATCCGTACTGTTCCAACATCCGTTTGTTCTCAATCTTTGCTAATGCTTTCATCTTTTCTAATACAGTCACAGTTTGTCTTCCCTCTCGTCAAAATGATGGGCCAACCTACGCAACTCAGTGGCAATGCCCTTGGTTATAACACCAGTAAACAACGGTCGGCGGTCCTTAACCAAGACAGCCTCTCCCGCAATCAATGCAAACGTAGTGTCGCTTAATTCAAACGTCAGATGTGCGACCTTGAATTGTTCTCTCAAAGCCTCTGGATGTCGAGACTTTGCCTTTACGCTATGCGTACTCATTCTTCCTCCTTCTCTTCCCAAGGGTCACGCGCCAAGCTAACCTTAACCTCTCGTCGGTAGCGCATGGAGCATGACTGCTTGTTTCTCATTGTTTGTTTTCGGTGTTGCTCTTCGTCAACGGTCGGATTGGTTTTATTATTCTTGGTCACCGCCACCATATTCAATTTCCCCAGAACCATCACAGTTGTCACAAGCAACCCAGTATCCCACCGGCTCAAAGATCCCGCCGAAACATTCAAACTTCTCCCGCTCGACCTGACCCTTGTGTCCCGTGTGGACGCACTCCGGACAATCAATCATAATATGTTCTCCGTACCTGTTCTGTCATGAGGTGAACCAATCTGGTTTCCAGTGTCGGCAAAATAGGTTTGGGATATTTCATCATAAAACATAGACAGTTTTTGTATTATTTGATTGTCATCCGCCTCATCCAATATCTCGCTCAAACGCGCATACACATACTTGGTAGCAACTTCGCTGTCTTGCCACCCGTTCCTATACAACATCAGTAATCTCCCCGATAATAAACATTCCTGTCCCACGGATCGAACAAAATCCAATCCGCAGCTAAATCAAACTTCTTAGCGTACTCCTCCCTCTCTGTATGGTGACGGTAGCGGGGGTCAGGATCTTCAATCAAATCACCGCCGCTAGAAAACCCGCGAATTTTGGCCGCAATATCCCGCAACATCTCCGGAGATAAATCAACCCGCATAGGGTTGTTGTTGTACTCGTCAGGCGATGCGTATGTACTGTTGATATGCTCATGCAAATCCCAGTGCTTGCGCCAGTACTGAATCTCCAACCGAACAGTCTTGATAGGCCAGCATACCTCTGCGCGTGACACCACACCGTGTTCACTCCGAACATGAACGGCCTCCGTTGGCCGCTCCATCGGGATGAAATTGTCCTTAACCTTACTCAGCGTAGTGTTGTTACGCTCCGCAATTAAATATGCATCTAATCCCATTACTTCTCTCCTTCTTTCCTTTGTTGAAATAAAGTGGTGTCTTGGTGTCTTTGTGTCCCCCCTCCTCTACCCATTCTGTGGGCCCGAGGAGTTATTTTACAAGTCGCTCTAGGTGATTTAATCCCCTTCGCCGCCGCTCTTCGGTGGTTACGATTGGGTTTGATCATTCTCTTCCTCCTTACAAAATGCTTTCAATCCACCCGCAGCGGCCCACTCAGCCGGCGGCATGTTATCCCTGCCCCATGTCTCATCATCAATTAGAGCGTCGATCTCACGAGCAAGCCATACCAATGCCTTAAAGGTAGGGTGCGGATACTTATGTGGGCACAATCCAACAGCGGCATACGCCGCGTTGTTTAAAGTGTTCATGCGTTTCCTGTACTCACGCCATTCATGTTCGTCAGTCATTCTCTCTCTCCTTCTATAAAACTACTGATTAATCCTTGCGCGACTTCCGAGACAATCGCGTTCCCATAGGCGCGGCATCGTCCCACGCGGCCGGCAATCCCATTAGCCAGCGGGAAAGTGCTGGGTTCAACTGGCCTCCACTTGGCATCTTTGCAGAAGAGCCAATCAACATCTCCCCAGACGCCGTTAGTCTTTGAGCCTGAACCATCTTCGAAAGTTGCGTCAAACTCGATCCCGACATCCCCGCCGTGATCCCCGTGCCGCCCCGCGTCCCGTCCGATGCCGATGGTGTTGTCCATCCCGCTAACTGTGCCGTCACATCCAATGTGTCCGTGCTGATCTTGCCGTTCCGAATGCGGCCACCCTGATATCCGCCCTTGTGATCCCGCGTGGTCGGAGTGGGCCACGAACCATAAACGTTGCCTGATGTGCGGCGCACCGAACCCCGCAGCACAGAGATCGAACGGTGCAAAGGCGTAGCCCTCTCCTTCCATGTCAGCTTGTACAAGGTCGAGCCAACCAAGGCCGTCTTTACTCGCAACCTGTTCTCCAAAGATCGTTGAAGGGCGGCACTCGCGGATGAGGTGGAACCAGTCTGGGAATAAGTGCCGCTTGTCAGCAATCCCCGCTCTCTTGCCTGCCCCGCTGAAAGGCTGGCACGGACAGGAACCCGTCCAGACCGGTCTATCATCGTCCCATCCCGCGCCCCTGAGTGCGTGGCTCCAGACGCCAACACCCGCGAAGAAGTGGCACTGAGTAAATTCAAAAAGTTCCTCTGGTCTGACATCGCTTATGCTCCTCTCGTCAACCACACCGTCCGCGATGTGTCCCGCCTTAATTAAATTACGCAACCAATCAGCCGCAAAGGGATCGATCTCATTGTAATACGCACTCATGTCGAGCCCTTGATGATATTGTTCGCCGCTAAAACAGCCTCAACATCCGAAACGCAGTCTTCAAACTGTTGCTGACCTAACTTAGTGTAACGAAGGTCTCCGTTTTCTTCCTGATAAATCAGCAGATCTTCCTCAATCGTAGCGGCAGCATTAAGGTACGTCATCATTAACTCTGCCAATTCAGAATACAACTCAACGTATTGTTCCGATTTAATAATCGCCATCGTCCATAGCCTCCCATAATTTAATGTATGCATTCAAGAAATTGCGCTGAGAATGAGACAGGGTGGCCGAATCTTCCAAAGCCAAATCCATGGCATCGCCAATATAATCAGCAAAGCCGTTCTCATTAATCCACCGCTCGTATACAGCAACCAACAAAGCACGAACCCCCGCCATATTGCGAGGGTCTTGAGGTGTGAAATCAAACCTAGGCATCTAACACCTCGTCTATCTGAGCAACGTCAATGTCCGCCCCGTCTAAGGTTTCAAAAACCCCAAGCGAAAGTGCCATCTCCTCTGCTTCCTCTTCAGTGCCGGCCTCAATAAAAAAGGTGTTCGTTGCTTCTAAAATAATTCTATAACGAGGCATCAGTTCGCTCTCCAGATAGAAAGAGCCGCCGCTTCAGACATGTCGTTCAAAATACGCCGGCCATTCTTCCATGTGCCGTCCGTCACGGTAGGGTGGTACTTGCTCTGGTAAATGCCGTCCTTGCCTTGCATCTGAAACAACACATGGCTCTTCAACTTGCGCTTCAAATCACGCCGCGCCAAAAATGCCTCAACTTCCATGTTGCACCACAGTTCTAAATCCATGGGCAAACCATCATCAAACAATTCACACGGCTCAAGATTAGGCATCGCCTCACAATGAGCCTTAACCTCCTTGAACACACGGTAAAAAGATGTCCGCTTGCCAGCCTTCCCAAACTCAGACTTGTCATGCATGTAAATACGGTGACATCCACCACGACCATCGTTGCTAACCTCAGCAAAGACCTTGCCATCTACCCAAAGATTGGCAGTAAAGCACAATGTCTCCTCAGACATCCATGCAGTGTACTTGATCGATTTCAATTCCAAATTCATGACAAGCACTCCAAATCAAAACGGTTGCGGACGTTCTCTAAATTCCTCTGCATAACCTCAGAGTGATCTTCATATTCTGCACCGGCTTCGCTGTCCCAATCGTCATGGGCATCCTGTAAGGCAGAGAACAACGAGACTTGCTCATTGGTTAATGCATCCAGACCCATGGACCGCGCAACAACCTGTCGAACCAAAGAACCCTTGCTACTATCAGCAATGCCTAAGTTCTCAATCGCTGAAGTGTAATGCTCATCAGTAATGAACACACCAACAGCGCACATGCCGCCCTTGCCATCACGGTAAACGCACGAAGAACCATCCATGCACGGTCCATCCATCGCGGATAAATGCGCCGATGCCTTGTTAAAAATATCTTGGAGTTTCATCTTCTATCTTCCTATCTACTAATCGAAGCATCATGCCTCACGAATCAAGGTAGACGCAGCACGGCCCGATGTCAAAATGTTTCTGTGTTCTCACTATAGGGAGTAGCTGGAGGTTTTAAAACTTTTTGAACTGAAAACTATTGGGTTTTGGTGTCATGAGTGTCATGAGTATACTAAAGATGAAATATTGTTAAGCCCGGACAATGGGTTATAAGAAACACCTGTCATGACACCATACTAATGACAGGTGTCATGATAGTGTCATGAGTGTCATGAGTTACCTCGTACTGCCCTTCCCTAGATTTTTAGGTCCAACCCGTCCGGTTTCCTGTGGGAATATACTATATGGAAACTTGATGAACAGCGCAGCGGTCACTATACTTCCTGTAAACGTTGAGGATTATGACATGGCATCGCTGAAAAAGAAGATTGAGGCAGCGCACGATAGAACCCTGACACCAAGGCAAATGACGTTTGGGCGTCATGTTGTGGAAGGCATCTACTCTAACGCCGAGAGCGCACGAAAGGCAGGGTACGCCAAGGATGTGGCAAACGTTACCGCCTCAAAACTGCTGAACG